CAAAGGGGTATCCAGCGTTTTCAGATAGAATACCAGGTCATCGTACACATCCACGTACCGCCCGTTGGTGCTGATACCAAACTCGCGGGCAATATGGCGTATCAGCCGCTGTTTGCTCTTGACCTGTGAACAATCCACGTAGATGGCATTCCGGTGCGTCTTGACGTACACGCGAGCGGTGAAGGTCTTCCCGATATTGGCCATGTCGCAAAGGATGGCGCTGACACCGCTTTCCTGGCACATGGCCAGCTGCTCTGTGATAAAGATATAGGTCGGGGTTTCCGCGGCTTTCCACACCATCTCCTCGGCCAGTGAAACGTTCAGTCGGCGGGCGATGCATATCCAATTGGTATCGCTCACCTGACGGTCTATGTTGCCCTTTTTTATTGAGTTGTACACACTGCCCGATATGCCCAGCGCTGCTGCGTGCTTGTTGTCGCTTGGGTAATTCTCGCGATTGGCTTTGATAGCCTCGATAATACGCTGTTTGATGTCTCTTGTAATTTCCATATAATTGCTGTTTTAATATCATTAGAATACTATTAAAGGGACTTTCTACCGCTTCCCTTGAACTGGCTTACATCATAGTTCAGATAATCGATTTCCTCGCTTTCGCTTTGTTCTACCGGCTTGGCAACCGCTTCCCGTATCTGTTCTGCCGCCTTTTTCTTCATTGTCACAACCGGCTTGATGGCCTCACGTTTCATCATGGCATCAAACTTGCTGATCAGCTTGTTTTGTTCGGTCATGATTCTTTCGTCCTCATCGGTACGCTCGGCCAATGCTTCGTTGTATGTACCTACATCCTTCAACTGGTCTATCAGGTTGCCGTTTTGGTAAATGTAGATATCGCCTATTTCGCCGTTATCATCTGGCAGGAAGTAGGCATCCACCTTCAGATTGTTAGGTTCCAGCCGGTCGAGTACTTCCGGGCTGCTCAGCCAATAGTCCTTATACTGGATCCGACAATAACTGTTGCGTCGGATACTGGTACTAACCTGTTCCCCGATAAACCGGTAAAGCATGGCTTTGTCGAGCGGTTGCAGGTTCGGATTCATATTGCCTACCAGCACTTGCCAGCGCGTCATCCCTGGGTATTTTTTCTGGTTGGGGTGTGGCGAGTTGTTGAATTCCCTCACGTCCATCATATCTTCCGTTATGAGCTGCTCCCAAGTATAGTATTCATGATCCTCATAAGTATCGTTCAGTTCGTCGCTTATCTTCTTGCTTTCGGTCCGATATTTTTCATTTCGGGCATAAAATCTACCGATGCCGAGGTGGTTCCGGTGTTCAACGCTCTTTTTCTTTGCACCGTTAAAATGTTCGGCACGCTTTTCCTGCGAGTTCAGAGGTGCACAGAAACGCACAAAGGGAAATACGACTCCAGCCTTCAGAAAACCTTCCTTCCATTGGCTCATCAAGTGGTTTTCCACTTCCACCTGTGCCGGAATGCCCCAGCCGTTCCGATCGATCAGCCGGAACATACTCCGGAACATATCCACTACCAGGTCGACGTTCTTGTTCCGGCTATAGGCAAATCCGACAACGCACTGACTTGCCACGTCATAGGCGTAATACGCTTTGGGGCGTGCCTTTGTGTCCTTCAACTTACGCGGGAGGTCTCGGTCGTCAAACGAAATCTTGCTGAATGAGAACTCCGGTGCATGGCGATGCACATGGGGGCGCTGGCTATGCATGAAGGTGCTCCAGCTCATTTGTGATTTGTTTATCAAAGCCTGATTTTTGGGTTGGTTCAATATGTTATTGATGGTCGATTTACTTAGTTTCAAAGGTTTTCCGCTCTTATCAAGGAAATCTGTAGGGTTATACACTTCGCCTGTCTGTGGGTCTATCACCTCCAGATTTCCGTTGACAAAGTCAGAATACATACACCAGACATCACTGTTCCAGGGCTTGTTGGGCATGATTGCCAAGGAAAGAACAAGCCGCTCAATATTCACGTTCACCTTGCGGGTATTCTGGTTGCCGAACTTGCCGCTGATGAGGGATGCGTAACCTTTCGCCTGGAAGTCCATCACTTTTTTCTTGAAACGGCTTACCGATGTCGGCAGGGTGTGGCCAAACTCTTTCTGATAGAAACTGATTGCACCGCTCATTTCTTCCCACATTACGCGGCTTCCCTGCATCACGGCTCGCTTCATCCGCACGTCGTTCAGCAAGCGGATAACCGCTTTGATGGCCGATGCGTTCAGCGTATATTCCTTTTGCTGTTCCGGCTCCAGCGGCTTCCCTGAGGGCAGGCGGTAAAGAGAATACCAGCTTTGTGCCTCGGGGTCAACTTCCCAGTGGGAGCCAAACCAGTTTCTAAGCATTTCTGTTTCCATATTACCATATTTTTGAGTCACCAATTCTCTATATTTCTCCGGCAGGCTTTCCACGGATACCAAGGCAGACACGCCACGTCCGATACCTTTGCGCACAACCCTTACCTTTTTCCGGTGTATAAGCTGCTTATAACAACTCTCACTCATGATCGGGGCAAGCTCTTCACGTGACAGCATTGATGGATGCATTCCATTCAACTGTCGGGACTTGCTGTAATCCGCTATCCCATTCGGGCGAACAACCGGACGATCGTCGCGCGTCAAGTCGGCCATTGAAATACATAATATCTTCCCGTAGTATTCCATACAGACCTCCTTTACAGTGCGGATATCCAGTCCTGAATACCTTTGATGTCACTGACCATTATGTTTTCCCAGCGTCTTACGCATTCACCATCAACAAAGGCATCGCAGTTGCCGTTTTTCTTGTTGACTTCGAGCATGGCGCCGTTTGGGAAATACTGGCGCATATAGTCGTCATGGTCGTATAGCGTTTCAAATTCATCTCCCACACAAACGATATAACCGCCACGCTTTGTAGCGAGGGCCCGGATACGTTTGGCGAGGTCTGTGTCACTCTGGAATGCCAAAGCCTTAAACACCATCCGTTCGGTTACTCCGAAAGCCTTTGCAATAAACGCGCGGTTCTCTTTAGTTACTGTTATTCTCTTGTTCATCTTTATTTCTGTTTTGCTGTTAATAATCTGTTTTTAAATACTTCCGCTATTCTCCCGAACCACGGAAGTTTTGCTACCTTTGTAGCATGTCAAACCAAAAAATTGTATCGTTTATGAAAACTAATAAGAAGTCCCCAAGAAGGTGGAGATTAAA